CGGCGAAGATAGTGTCGTTAAGTCTTCCCCGCTGGTCAGCGCCTGTACCAGAAGATTTATTCTGGCACCAAGCTGCGTGTTAGCTCCGGTACCTCCCCTGTCCATTGGCAGTGATAGCGGCGTACCGCTTGCATCCTGCACTCCCCAGTCGCCAGAATCAGTAACAAAGAAGAAAACTTTGGCGGTTGGTGACGATACGCTGGAGAAATTGGGATCACTATGGAATGCGCTGAGTCCCAGATGAGCTATGAGCTGCGCAATGCTCTTGCCTGACAGACTCGATAGCGTATTGTCCAGCGGCTGCTTGCCAGCCAGGGCATTAAGAATCGTTATGGAAAAGTGCGGATCGTTCCCCAGCGCGGCGGCCAGTTCGTTCAGCGTGTCCAGCGCTGCCGGTGACGATGCAACCAGGTTTGCGATCGCGACCCTGACAACCTCCGCCACAAATTCCGTGTTCGCTATTTGCCGCGACTTATCCCCGGCCGCAGGTGTCGGAGTCCGGGGCGTGCCGGTCAGTTCTGGCGAATCCTTCAGGGCATACTGTGGGTGCGGGTTTCCCGGCTTCAGGTGTTCAGCCATCAGCCTGTCAGCGTAGCTGCGAACCTCAATCACGGCGTTATCTACATATTGCCGCGTTGCCAGTACCACCGACGGGTCTACTTTCAGCGTCACC